AATTTATTTATGTTTTATTAATTTATTTATGTTTTATTAATTTATTTATATACTCCAAAAACCATTTTTTTATTATTGCTGCCGGTTTATAAACATTTACTATATCATAAAATTTTTTTGTTTCTGATAATTTCATTAAATTAAATATAAATGGTTTAATGGATAAATATTTTTCTAGACCCGATATTTTAAAGTATATATTGCTTTCTACCGCATAATAAAAAGTTTGCTTTTGTAATTTTGTTTCACTAATACCTTTAATAAAATAATGGTTATTTCTTTTCACCATCAAAGCCTTTTTCGTTATTAATTTACCTTTGCTATATTGATACCAGTATTTACCCCGTTTCCAAAAAATAGGGTTTAAAACAGGGTTTCCAGTTTTTTTAACAATCAGTGTCACAGATTTATCAATACCCTTATAATGTGTTCTGGATATATTATAATCATATTGCTTTTTTGTTTGTCTTCTGGAGAGAATTTTAATCGAATCCAATCGTTCCCCTATAAATAAAATGACCGATTGCTTTATCTTTGATATCTTCCTTGCCTTAACAGTTTTATTAATAAATTCGATACTATGATGAGTTGATTTACTTATCTTTCTATAATGTTGCTCTAAAAATCTCTCCATACTTTTTGGTACTAACCAAATAACGTACTTTGCTTTTAGGTCCCAACCATGTTTTACAAACATTTTTGCCTTTCTATTATTATATCCATACGGTGGATTAAACCCCAGTAATACATTTTCGCTTTTAAGTTTTTCATTTGTTTTCAACCAATTTTTCTTTATAATATTACCGTATTTGGTTTTTGATGGTGATATATCATAAGATTTATATTTTGATATTATTTTTTCTTGTTTTAAAATATAGTGTAACATACCATTTCCAGCGGAAGTATCTATATATTGAATATTCTTTGGCAACTTATTTTGCTTTTGTAATTGTTTTAATTTTTTGACTACCTTTGTTTTTATAAATCTTTCATTTGTATAAAATTTCTCATATTTATTATTTTTATTATGTTTACCAGTAAATTTATATGTTTTTACCATCAACTAATATAATAACATATTATATATTTTCTAAAAGAAGTTTATTCTTAAATGCTGAAGGAGCTTTATAATTTAAAATATGTAATTCAGATGACGTCGTTGGAAATTCATCCGTCCCATAAATATCTTGTAATAAGAGCCACTCAAATAAACCACCGGTATACATAAAAACATTTAAAAATCCGAGAGAATTTAATTGTTCATATTTTTCAAGTAACTTTTGTTGATGTGCGTTTTTATCATAAATAATTATATTGATTTTTTCCTGTAATTTTTGTTTTAAACAACTATTTATTATTTTCTCTTCGTCACTAACTAATATTGTCCCATTTATTAAACATGTCTGTTCATCTTTATTTAATGTATTGATTAATATACAATTATTCATTTTCTTTTTGATAAATTCTTGTATATCTTCAAAATTTACTTTTTTAATATATGATTGTCTATTTCCCATACATACTATTTTTTAAATTATTTTAAATATTTAATCACAATAAATATTTAAATAATTAACCAGAAAAAAGAACTGCTTTACTATAACCCCCTTTATTTGTATAAATTATCCCATTTTTACTTTGTGAAGCTCTACCATCATGCGAAACATATTTATTTGACTGTTTTAAATAAAATTTTGGGTTTGTTCTACTATTTCCCTTGGGTACAATTTCAAATAAACTTTTTTTATCCACATCACAACCTAAACAATTCGCCCCACCACGTCCACCTGTTATGTGTGCTTCACTAGAACCACACCAATTCCAATTACTACAATATCTATTACATTGTCCACCTCTACATCTTTTACATTTTGACGGACATGTGTTCTCAACCCAGGCAAATGCGTTACTTCTTGCATATCCTGTATTTACTAAATATCTATTTCCATATTTAACATTATAGTAATCTCTACCACTTACAGTTTTATTGTATATAATATTTACCTTGACACTTTTATTATCATTTTTATGAAGAGATGCATATAAAGCTCTATTGCCACTTCCTAAAATCTTAGTACCGGTATCCCAACCCATAACCCAATTTTTACCTCCAATATTTATTGAACCTTTAAATGGAATACCATCATGCTTTTTCTTCGCCAAAATGCGAACCCATTCGTCTCTTACAAAATACTGTTTCGGCAATAATCTCCAAAAAGGAAATAATTTCCTTTCGTATATAGCCTGTGTTATAAATGTATCATTCGATATTTTTTCCAGAATCAATGGACTTGAGCCCACCGTAGTTGTTTCCGTTAAAACACTACCTTTACATTTAACTAGGTCCTCTTCTGTACAACATGAAGATTTATTGGGATCAACAAAAGATTTACATATTTTATTTTCTATTTCTTTTTTTATCATTAATTTTCCATTTTTTTTAATTTCTACATTGTTTGGATATTCTTGTTCCATAAATTTTCTAAAATCTTCCCAGCATAATTTTACCCACGGGAATTGATTTCCCATGCCGCCAATATTATCTTTCCAAAAAATTAGTTCTTCTTTAAATTTTCCAAATAAAATATAACTTTTAACAATTAAATTATCATATTTATTTTTTAATTCATTTACATTCATACTCTGTGAATTTCTCTTAATTTTATTTTTAACATCGTTATAAAATTTCATATCATTTTTAACAGATGCTGTAAATTCAGTATTTGTCATATCATAATGTATGTCGTCTTTAAAACCCGACTTATTGTGAACTGCCCAAAAATATTTATACGTATCCGGATTATCGGGGTGGTAATCAGGGTTAGTGCTACCTAAAGTAAAACCTTCGATACGCGCTGTTGTTAGAATATCATCTATGCATTTTTTAGGTCTTGGGTACCTATATTCCCTACTTCTAAATCTATCATCGCACGCATCTGATTCTTTATCGAGACACGCCAAATTATTTTGATTTGCTGAAAACATCATTTGTACCGCTGGATTTTCAGTACTATTTGGGTTACTTTTATTGTATTGCTTGCTCGTCATTGCTCTCTTAGGTATTTCTCTTATAGAATCCTCAACGCCGGGTATATATGTTTTATTCCATATTGGAAAAGTTTCACTGTTTGGTAAATATTTTTTAATCCTATCTTTAATATTTCCTGTACATTTTGTTACTTGTCCATTATTGGGTGTATACATGGCGAATTCATCCCACAAACTATCATAACATTTATCACTATGTTTGGGATCAGCACCATTCACGCTAATTTTACCTGTAAAATTAGGAAAGCAAGGAAAGAACTCATTGGCGGCGTCACAATGTTTCTTACCATTCATTAATTTTCCGGGGTTATTCACCTTTGTGTTTTTTGTTTTATCCACCCAAAGTTTAAATTCTTGTGCTTTTTCTTTATTACCATCTCTGGTCTGTCCCCAATATTTTGTCTTTTTCCCATTTTTATCTAATTCTCTCGGCCAAACACAATAATCATCACTGTATTTAGTGTCATTTTGTTCTGGTCCTGTTCCACCTTTTCTTACCATACCAACGCCTGTACCATCGCCCATTCTACCAAAATTACACCATCCACATAAAGCAGTACCATCGGCATGTTTATGTTTTTGGTCACTACAATTTTTCATTTGGCTACATAATTCTTGCTCATGTAATTTAACAGCATCATGTTGTATACCATTTAATCCACCAGAATCAACTTCGTTTGGAAATGGATAACTTTTCGCAAATATATTTTTTTTATGTATTGTCCCTCCCTTTTTTTTACTAATGGCTTCTGCTTCACCCGGTTTAATCCAATTATCACATAAAGCTGGCGAGAATTCACTGTCAAAAGGTCCGTTATCATCCCCAAATAAAATCTTTTTATTGTCGTAACAAATACCACAACCGGCTTTTTTCTTACCACCTACGCGGTCACTCATCTCTATTGTGTTCTTTGGTATTTTAGATAATCGTGCTCTCCAATCACTTGTTTTCCAATCATCACCAATCGATATATTATTTACTATTTCGCATTTTTTTATCTTTTCATGTAATTCAGACGACTCTATTGCCGAAAAACCTTCATATATTTTTTTATCTTGTAATTTAACAAATAACCCATTTTTCTTTCTATTATTAAATGTTTTAAACTTCATATCATTTCCATCAGACGGTGCGTCAATAAATTTTTTCGAATAATAATCAACTAAATTTTTTCGAAATTTTTTTTGGTCTATTAATGAATAATTCTCTCTAAAACATATTTGTATAAGAATCATGAAAAAAATAATCAAAAATAACATTATTGATGTTAAATCCATTGTCTTATATTATGTAAATATTTTTATTCACTAAAAATTTACATAATATTATTTAATTTTGATTTACCATTCTCATGTAATCCCCGCCACCGTTACAATCAAATTTAGCTTGTCTACTTTTTAACCAACCCCATTTTCTCCTTCCCTCATTTCTTGTGATAGCTGCGAATTTTTTTGAGGACCATTCCATAGTACATCTACTTTTTGAACCAACTGGTTTTATTCTATTTCTAGAATATGTAAACTTATCCCCACCACTCCCACAGTCAAATTTCGCGTTACGTTCTTTACTATTAATACCCACTGCTCTTTCGCCACCACCACCACGATCGGCGTCCCATTCTAAACAGCATTTTTTTGGCGAAATTGTACAGAGCTTTCCGTTTTTCCAAGTAAATGTTTCAGCACCATACTTAGAACGTACCCAAATAGCATTTTTTTCATTACCACTCATTCGCGATAACGCACCATAAATCTGATACCTTTTATCCGGTCTTAACTTATTGGTTTTGGTCGCCCTTAGAGCAAAACTCTTACCACCTATGCTCGTATATAATTTTACTCGTTGGTCTTCTTCTTTAATCTCAATCGAATTAAAACTTCCGTTAATTCTTTTACTACCACTTTTATTTCCATTTTTGAATATTTTACAACGTCGTTGCCCATGAATAACAATACTATCTATAGTAGAAATCCCATAATTACTCTTTATTTTAGATTTAGTATATTTTCCAATTTGTAATATTGCCTTTACAGGCATGCCCATATTATCTCTACCATTTACTTCAGCAATACTTTTTTTATTACGATAAGTATTTTTTTTTTGATGAGCACCATTCTTGTATGGTACACATACTCTAGAACCTTTTCCCGAATTACATCTTTCATTGCAATATGTATTGGGCTTACCCGCCTTTAAAAAGTTTCTACACATTGTATTTTTATTATAATAAGTTGATACAGTTCCATTGGATGGACACAACCACCCGTCATCACTTGTATTTTTTGTATCGCCGTTACATACGTATGTTATCGGATAATTTGATATAGCAGTTTTTTTTCTTTTTCCACATTTTAAATAATCACATTCCGTTTCATTATCCAATTTACACTCTTCTACCTTATAAATTTCTTTATTACTTACCATGCTATTCGAATCTCCCTTTATCCAGTTAACATTTTGAGCATCCATTTTTTCCATATTATTATTTCCTCTTTCGGGCATTCTACCCCATTTAAGAACTGGCCAACCAAACTTTTTATTATCGTGTTCAAGGTCGTTATATTTTGAATGAGTTTTTCCAATTTCCACAGGTAAGTCTTTCGTTATTAATCTTTTTTTGTCTGGTGCGCTTGACTTATCACTACCCAACGCATCCCACATAACTTTTATTTTATCACCGGCTTTACTTAAAACAGTTCCTACATAATAATCACCTTCCATTGTTTTTTTTGTATCTGTTGTTGGATGTCTTTTTTTCTTTACTCGGTCCCCAATCTTTGGATATGTATAACTAGCGTTAAACCCAGAATCATGGCATCTTCTTCGTGCTTCTCCTATACCTATTGGAAAAGATTTTACACCCCCTTTATCCTTTACAATTTGTTCTCCCGATATTTTCCCCGTCCAGTCATAATAATTATGATCATTGAAATATTTATCAGATTCCTTTTTGTAATGGAGAACTTCTTCTTTCCAGTGTTCATATTTCCAATCTTCATTTGATGTCGTTGGTTTTTTTGAACCTTCTGTACAACCAGCATCTTTCCATATATCTAAAGCTTGTTCTAAATTAAAATCATACAGGGCCACTGATGGTTTTGGTTGTTTTTTTTCTCCGATATTTGTAAATCCCGGGAGATTTTCTAAACCTTCATTTATATTTTTTTTTTTATAGCAAAAGTATATTAGTATCAATAATATTATTACAACGAAAACATACATTAGTATAAATTATATAATGAAAAAAAAATATAATTTATATTATTTGGTCTTTACGATTCTTTCCAAAACATTGTTTCCATTTTTTATCAATATCGTATAAATCTTTACTACGTCTAGTATACCCATCAGGTTTGGGATTATCAACATAAACACTCCAGCCATTATTTTTTTGAAACTTATTATAAAAATCTTTCAATGGTCGATTCATTTCTCGCTTCATTTGCTTTACTATTTTAAAGTATGGTTTTTCCATGGAATTGTATTTACTTTTAATATCACCATTTATTGTTTCATCATCATAATCCGTTGTACATTGAACAATTGTTTTATTACTTGAATATGGTGTTTGCCATAGAGAATTTAAACAAGCCCGGGAATGTGTTCCGGTATTACCCTTTGATTCACCTTCTTCATTTGGTTGTTCACACGCAGAGCAATTTCCGGCTCTAATTAGTTCATCAAAAAGAGGACCTTCGTCCGGAAATGCTGGATCGGGCATTCCTAAATATTGACACGTATCGCTCTTAATTTTTGATGAAGATTCCCCTTTACGTATACCATCATACATCGGCAATGCCTTTACCCCTGTTGTAGCAACTTTTGCTTTACTATCGCTCGGACACCACGCGCATAATTCACCCATCTCTGTCCCCTTTTGTAATTGTGTACATGTTTTTATATTTGAACATAATTTTTGTCGTTGTATTTTATTACAATCATAAGTACTCTTACTCCAAGCATTACCATTTTCATTGTTCGGACACACGTCCGGACCTATTCCTTTATTTTTGCCATAATTATATTCAAACCTATTGGTTGAACCACAATATCCGCATTGTGGATAATCTTTTAATTGTTCGCATTTTGTTATAGATCGACATATATTGATATTATTTTTCACTTCCAATGTTTTACTCTTTGGTTCAAATGTTTCTACTAATTTCTTATTTCCATCTAAATACATAAAATTAGATATTTTTGTTTTTTTATTTATTTCACTTGTTATTTTTTCTAATTCACCACCATCTTCCATTTTTTTATAATAGTCCATATTATGTTTATTGTATTTTCTTTGGTTTTTATAATTTTTTAAAAAGTCAAAGGTTTCCCTTGTTATATCTTCTTTTTCTCTAATTATTTTATATATTTGACATATGACTATTAATAATATTAATAAGCCTATTAAAATTAATTTCATGAAGTATATACATATTCTTCATAAAATTATTTAAATTCAACCACTATTTTAATCTTTTCTTTTTTAATACTTTTTGAAGCAAATACGGATAATTCTTCACGTCTTTTCCTTGTTTTATTTTGTTGTTTAATCTTCTTTTTGGATGTACTATTTCTTTTATACATATCTTGATTAATCATCTGAATGTTTTCTTTAATATAATCCAAAATATTATTTTCAAGCATCCACCTAAAAAAGTTAAGTTGTCCAATGGTTGTTTCCATTACCGAATCAGTTTTATATGGTATGGTGATTCTATCCCATCTACAAAAAGGGTCGAACCTTTTTTTGGAATATGCTTTTAAACGAAGTTTGTAATCGATATAAACGTTAAAACGCTTATTGTTATTGTTATGTAATACTACGAAATGTTTTTTACTATAATTTGTTACAAACCAATCAATTAATCTTAATGATATTGAACTTTGACCATTGATTATCGGTAAAATTCTTTCTATATTATTATCATTTTTATAAAATTTCATCAAATTATTTAATAGAAGTCCATTCTGAGTGGTGTAAACATTTGTCATAATATATTATTATTGAAGGTCGTTTTAAATACTTAATTATCATTATTCTTTTTTAGTGTATTAATATTTGTATTTTGTGGTCTTAAAAAATCATTTTCTATCGTCAAATCTTCTAAATATTTATTTGTAGGTAAAAATGGATTCACCCAACCACTATGCATTTTTTCTCGCCCACTTAATCTTTTTTCCAATAAATCACGATTATTCGCTTTATTTTCTATTGAAATTTCTATATTTTCTCTAAAATTTATTAAATTTAAATTATGTTCTGCGTTGGTTGATAAAAAATTATTTTGTCGCAGTGTTTTAATATCATCTTCGTGTCTCTCCACTCTTTTTTCTAATATTATATTTGTTTTTTCTATGGGTGATTTATTTATTTTGTTATTTCCTAATTTCCATTTAATTTGTCTGTAATCCATTAATTAATTCATTTATAATAATTTGTTGATAATAATTTATTAATATTAATTTATTAATATTTTTTAACAATGTTCATTTGTTTGGCAAATTTAAAATGTTTATCGCTCCTCCTTCTTTTCTGTAAATTACACCCTAAACAACTTATAACTACGTTATTATTAAAATGTCCAATATCATTATTAATTCGGTCTAAAGTCCATTGTAAATAATCTCTTTTTTCTTTAAAAAATAGCAAACACCGTTTTTTACAATAGTGACAACTAAGTTTCGATACAACCAATTTTTCTAATAATTCATCAAGTTTAATAAATAAAAGTTCATCATATCTATTCTTTTTTTTATCTTGATTTTTATATCCTGACAATTTTTTTTTTAATTCTTTTTCTATTCTATTTTTTTCATTAAATTGTTCATCTAAATAATACATATTAATAAACTTTACATGGTTTGTGTTTTTCAAACACTCTTTTGATGGTATTATCTTTTTTTCAAATGTTTTTTTATTAATACTTATTTTTTTCATATATTATAATATAAAATAATTTAAACTTATCTCTAATATATATATATCAACAAATATGAAAACCAAAAAAAATAAAGATGATTGTACCGAATTAAAAAATATTAAATATCAAAATATGTTATTATCAAATTCAAAGATTTCCGAAGAAGTAAAAGAAAACATTAATAACATTGAGACCTTTTTAAATAAAGAGAAAACTTTGAATGAACTAAAACCATGGAACAAACTCGGTAAATCATCAAAAATTAAAATCATCAAAAAATTTATTGAAACCCATAGTAAAAAAAATAAGTTATCAAAAGATATTAGTATAAAATTATTAAGTTTTTTGATACGCTGCATAGAAAGAAAGAAATTACAAAAAATTAAAGATATTCAGTACGATATTGAAAAGTCTGAAATCATAGCTATACCAAATCTTCATTTTAATAAAACACTTGGTAAATTTATCATAAAAAAAGGTGATAAATGGGTATCAACCTCAAATTCATTGGCTATTAAATCAAAGAAAAGGAAAAAACTAAATCGCAAGATGACTGTTAAAGCAAATAAAAAGGATAAGATTAATAAAAAGGATAAGATTAATAAAAAGGATAAGATTAATAAAAAGGATAAGATTAATAAAAAGGATAAGATTAATAAAAAGGATAAGATTAATAAAA